TAAATGAGGAGGTTGGTGCCGGTGCCGGCTCCGCCGTGGAGCAAGCCAAAGGCAATTTTGGTTTATTGCGTGAGCGTTTGTTAAACTTGGATTTTGAGGGTGTTGGACAATCGGTCAAAGGGTTTGCCTCCACCATTAAAAATTTCAGTTTTAAAAGTATTACCGATGGTGTTAAAAGTGTTATTGGCTCATTCCGCGCATTAACCGCCGCGTTATTGAGTAACCCAATAACCGCCATTTTGGTTGGCATTACGTTGGCCATTACCGGTATTGTGGCGGCCTTTTCGTTTATGCAAGATAAGGCGCGTGAAAATGCGGACAAGGCCAACGCCGAGGTGGACCGAGCGGCCGAGTACCGCAAACAACAAGAGAAAAAATTATTGGCGGAGGCCGGTAATGATGGTGCCAAACAATACGCCCTTAAACGGCAATTTGCGCAAAACGAGATTAATGACACGCAAACCAAAATTAAAACCCTTGAAAAATTACAACGCTCCAATTATGGGTTGAGTGAGGACCAAGAAAAGCAACTTAATGATTTGCGAAAACAATACTCGCAACAACGTGTGGATTATGAGGTTATGGCCATTGAGCGTATTAACGCCCTTAATGCCGCACGTGTTGGGTTGGAGCGCAAGTTTAACCAACTTGGCATGAGTGAGCGAGATAAGCAACGCGATGATTTAAAAAACGCATACGAGGACGAGAAAAAACGTTTGACAGACCTGGGTGCAACCAAGGAGGATTTGGCCAAAAACGATGCCATATATGCCGGCGCATTAAGCGATTTAAACAAGGGGTTTGCCAAACAAGATGCCACGGAGGCAAAAAGCCGGAGCGAGGCGCGCAAAAGTGCAAACGAGCAAGCCACCCAATTATTGGAGTCATACCGCGACAAAGTGTTTGCAATACAAAACGAGTTGGCCAATGGCAACCGCACGGCGGAGCAAAAGGAGTTGAATGATTTAAAATTAAAATATGAGGAGTTAACCAAGGAGGCAAAAAAGGCCGGTGGAGACCTTAAACAATTGGAGGAGTTGCAAGCGGCGGAGCGTGCCGGTATAGAAAAAAAGTATGTGGAGGAGCGCGCTAAAATAACCAAACAAGCGCAAGCCGAGGCATTGGCGGAGTTGCAAGGTTACCAAGAAGAATTGTACAATGTGCAACGTGGTGCCGAGCAACGCGAATTGGATGCGGTGGGCGAATACTATTTTGAGCGCACGGAAAAATTACGCGCGGCCGGCGAGGACGTAACGGCATTGGAGGAGGAGCGAGCAAAAAAGGAAAGCGAGATACGTGACAAATACGCCAAGGAGCGTTTGGATAAGGAGCGCGAGTTGGAGGATGTTAAGTTAATGGCGGAAACGGCCGGCATGGATGAGTTAAGCCAACAACAAGCCATGGAGCAATTGGCGTTGCAAAGGCAATACGAGGACAAAATAGCATTGGCCAAAAAGTTTGGCGAGGACACCACGGCGTTGGAGGCGGAGTATAGCCAAAAACAATTGGAGCAAGATATCAAGTTCCGGCAAGCGCGCACCACGGCCGCCTTGGACCAAGCGGCAAGTTGGTTAACGGCATTGCAAAATTTAAACAACTCGTTTGAGGGCAAAAGTGAGAAGCAACGCCGCGCCTCATTTAATCGCAATAAGGCAATACAAATTGCATTGGCGTTAATTGAAACGTATAAGGCGGCGCAAGGTGCATACAACTCGCAAATGTTAATCCCCTCGCCTGATGCGCCGGTGCGTGCAACCATTGCGGCCGGTATTGCCGTGGCCACCGGTTTGGCCAACGTGAACAAAATACGCAAAACGCAATACCAATCAAGCGGTGACAGCGGAGGCGGTGGTGGAGGAGGCGGTGGTGGTGGTGGTGGTGGTGGTGGGTTTGTAAGCGGACCAACGGCGGCCACATTCTCCGCACCCTCCTCCAACCCATTCCAACAAATGGTGCAAGCGCAACAACAACAAATGACGCCACGCGCGTATGTGTTGGCGCAAGATGTGCAAAAGGCGAGCGAGGTAAGGAGCAAGGTGGAGAATTTGGCAAGGTTGGGTTAATGCAAAACGCCCCACGTTTGGGGCGCCCTGGGTTTAACCTAAATCCTTATTTGAGAACAAACAAGTAAAACAAATAAATAAAAAAATGGAGACGGTAAGCAATACCAAAAAAAAAGTTTTAAAGTGTGTAATTGATGAGCAAGGGCGGTTGGGCGTTTATGCCATTGGCCTTGTTGAGTATCCGGCCATTGAGGAGCAATGGGTGGCCATGGCCTCGCATAAGTTTAACCACCAAGTAATGGAGCGCCGTATGTTATATGGCGCCGCCATGGTGCCGGACAAATACATATACCGCGTGGATGAGGTAACCATGGAGGAGTTTTATGTTTACTTTGATGCGGCCACCATTGCGCAATGTGCGCAAATGTTTTTTAAGCAAGGTTTGCAAAACGAAGCAACGTTTGAACACCAATTTAGTTTGGAGGGTTGTGCGGTTGTTGAAAGTTGGTTGGTGGAAGGTGAGCAAGATAAGTCGCGTATGTTTGGCATGGAGTTGCCGGTGGGTACCTGGGTAATTGGTGTAAAGGTGGAGAATGAGGAGGTGTGGCAAAAAGTTAAGGCCGGCGAAATCAAAGGGTTTAGCATTGAGGGGCGGTTCGCCGAATTGCAAGTAAATGCCAACGCCATTAACGTGCGCCAAATGTTATTGGAACAAATTAAAAATTTATTGAGCCATGAGTATATTGAGAGAAATAATGGAGCAATTTCCGGAAAGTAATTTTTATGCCGCCGAGGGTTTAGACAAGGCCATTATTGGGGTGGATGAGCGTGGCGAGCGGTTGGTGTATAGTGTTGCCAAGATATTGGATGTGTTAATGGTTGACGGCCTCACTTATGAGGAGGCATTGGAGTATTACGAGTTTAACGTAAGTGGAGCGTATTGGGGAGATAAAACACCAATATGGTGTTGGGATATTTTATCCTACGTGGGGGAAAAATAAAGTGGCGCATACTTTACAATTAAATTTTTTGGCAATGGACAAAACCACGTTTAAAAACCAATTACGCGCAATTTTCCACAAATTTGGCACCGACCCAAGTGTGCATGGTGTAAAGTTTGAGGAGGACATTAAGTTGGAGGCGGAAGCCAAGTTGCAAGACGGAACAAGTATTTACACCTCCGCCGCCGAGTGGGCGCCTGGGGTTGATTGTTACACCAAGGATGAGGCCGGCCAACCGGTACCGGCACCGGCCGGCGAATATATTTTGGCCGATGGAAGCGTGTTGGTTATTATGCAAGATGGGGTTGTTGACTCAATTGAGGCCATGGAGCCAACAATGGAGGAGATGAGCAACAAGGATTTGTTAACCATGGTGGAGGCGTTAAGTAACCGCATCCAAGTATTGGAGACAATGCACGCGGAGGCCAATACCAAGTTTGCCAAGGAGGCGGAGCGCGCCGTTAAGTTGAGTAAGGAAAACGCCGAGTTAAAAACGGAGGTTAACACCTTGCGTAAGGCACCGGCAACCACCTCCGTTAAAAACAATAAACCGGAGGAGGCAAACCACGCGTTTGGCCGCCGTGCAAAAAAGGAGGCAAAGGAAAAAACGTGGGCGGAAATGACTATTTTCGAGCGCATTATGGCCAATGCACCAAGTAATTAAGTAAATAACACCAAACAAAATAAATTTAAAAAATGGCAACCACATTGGATTTGACCACCTCGTATGCCGGTAAGGCGGCCGGAGATTGGGTTCGCTCGGCATTTTTGGCCAACGAATCCCTTATGCACGTTACATTTAAGGAGAACATTGATTGGCGCCAAGTGGTGCGCCGTTTGGTGGACCCAATAACGTTTGAGGCACCCACGTGCGATTTTACCCCACTTGGTGAGGTAACAATTGACGAGCGTTGGTTAACCCTCAAAAAATTCCAAGTACAACGCAACCTTTGCAAAAACGAATTTTTGGCGGATTGGCCGGCCGGCGATGTGCAAAAAGGCCAATTGGAGCAAAGTATGGTTGATGCCCTTATTGCAAACATGATGGAGGGTATTGCTCAATATAACGAGACAACGTTGTGGACGGGCGATGGCTCATTAACTACGCAATACGATGGGTTGTTAAAACTTATGGATGCGGATGGCTCGGTTAACAAACCGGCGGCGGCGGCCATTACAACCGGCACCATTTTTACCGTCCTCCAAACCGTCATTGATACCTTGCCGGATGCGGTTAAGGGCGGCAATGAAAAACCGCTCATTTACATGAGCCAAGATGTTTGGGAGAAATTTATGTTTGCAAGTGCGGCGGCCGGAAATGGTTGGTACACGTATGGCGGACCGGAGGTGCCTAAAACTTACCTTGGCTTGTACCAAATTGCCGTTTGCCCTGGGTTGCCGGCCAACTCAATTGTTATGGCGCGTAAATCAAACCTTTGGTTTGGTACCAACGTGGCAAGCGATTGGAATAATGTGCAAGTGGTTGACATGGCTCAATTTGCCGATGACAACGTGCGTTTTAACGCCAAGTTTTTTGCCGGTGCGCAATATGGTATTGGCTCCGAAATTGTGGCTTACTCAACTTGGTTTTAATTATTAACTATTTAATAATCAATCACAATGGCTGAATGTCTATTGACGCAAGGTTTTTTGCTCCAATGCAACGAAGGGGTTGGTGGGGTAAAGGAGATTTTTATACAAAATTTTGAGGAGTTTGGCGGTGGGGTAACCATTAACGGAGACGGAGTTATTACGGCCATTAACGTGGACCCCAATACTCCACTTTATCGTTACCAACCAAACCGCAACACCGGTGCCATTACCATTACTCCAACACCTAATTTGGAGAATGGGACGTTGTATTATGTACAAGCGGTGGAGTTAACGTTGGGTAAATTGGCTCCGGATAAGAAAAAGGAGTTGGAGTTGTTGAGCAAGGCCAAGGTGGTGGCGTTTGTGCGCCTTTACGATGACCAAATTATGATGGTTGGCCGCACGGACGGTGCGTTTTTAACGGCCGGCACATACCAAAGTGGTAAGGCAAAAGGTGATTTAAATGGTTACCAAATAACCCTTACGGCGGAGGAGCCTGGGCAACCCGACTTTTTGGATGAGTACACAACGCTCCCATTTGATAACTTTACGGATTTGGTTGTGACGCCACCTTACGCATAAGGCACGCCAACCATTTTAAATAATTAAAACGGCGGCGTCATGCCGCCTTTTTTTATGCTATACTTAAACACCAACTCCAACGGCCAAATTATTTACCTCACATTGGATGAGGCACGGCAATGGTTGCCACCATATACCCATTATTTGGTGGCGCTCACGCATGAGGAGAACGGCGAGGCCGGCAACTCATTACACCAAGTGGTTAATGTTTTGGTGGAGAACCAACGTTTTACAAAGTTGGAAATCTCAACAATTGGTTTAACTTTACGCGGCCGGTACCGGTACAAAGTATGGGCGCAAAATAGCGCCACCAACGTTGACCCAAATAATGTGGCGGTTGTTGGAGTTGCGGAGGAGGGGTTGGTGGAGTTATTGGATAACGCAACGTTTTACAATGTATCGGAGCCAACCATAAACAACGACATTATTTACCATGGCTGAACAACTCAACAACAAGGGTAAGGTGTTAAACCTCCAATTTAGCGATTACACACCGGTTGTGCCTTATGAGAAGCCGGACCGCAATGGTTGGGTGGCTTATGGCGCCAATAACCTTTTCCCTCAATACTTGGCGGAGTTGGCGGAGACCTCGCCGGTACATGGCACATTGTGCATCTCCATTGGCGATATTATTGCCGGCAAAGGGTTGGAGGCCGGCGCTGACCAACAAAGGGTGGAGGCGTTAAACCTGGGCGATGCGTTTTATGCGTGTGCGCATGATTGGAAAAAGTTTGGTGGGTTTTATTTGGAGGTAATTTACTCCACCGACCGCAAAACATTTGCCGCCATTAACCACTTGCCATTTGGTGAGTGCCGGTTGGGTATAAATGAGGAGGAGGAGATTGTGGGGATATACCACTCCTCCAATTGGGCGGCCACCAAAAAGAAGCGCAATAAGCCACAATTGTTACCTCCTTACAACCCCTTAAACGCATTGGAGCAACCGCGCCAATGTTTGTGGGTTTATGGTTATACAAGCGGCGCAATGTACCCACGGCCGGATTATTGGAGCGCCGTGAATTACATTGAGTTGAGCAAGCAAATTGGCGTTTACCACGTTAATAATATACTCAATGGGTTGTTTCCCTCCTTTATTGTTTCCTTTTTTAATGGAGCGCAAGAACCGGACGCACAACGCAAAATTGCCAATGATTGGGAGAATAAATTAAGCGGCACACGTAATGCCGGCAAATTTATTATGACTTTTAATGAGCCGGAGTCGCAAAAACCGGAGGTTATACCATTCCCAATAAGCGATGCGGATAAACAATACCAATTTTTAGCCGAGGAGTCGCGCAAAGAAATAATGGTGGCGCACCGCGTAACCACCCCATTGTTGTTTGGCATACGCGAGCAACAAGGGTTTGGCTCCAACACGGATGAGATGGTAAGTGGCTTGCGCATATTTAATACGCAAGTAATTGAGCCGGCACAACGTAAATTGTTGGCGGCGTTTACCGAGTTGATGGTGTTTGAGATACCAAACATTGAGTTAGTTGTAATACCCAACACACCAATTGAGTTAACCACGGAGGAGGTAACACCAACCGGCACACCAAATGCCACCGCCATTACGCCAAATGCACCGGCAATAACGGAGGCGGCGCCGGCACCGGATGCAAATGTGGCGGCCACGGCTTTAAATAGCGCACAAATTACCTCGTTGGTGGATATTATTATGCAAGTTACCACCGGCATTTTACCGGTACCAAGTGCCAAGGCCATTATTGGAGCGGCATTTCCAACCCTTACCACGCAACAAATTGATAATATATTTACCGGCGTTGTGCCTGGGGCGGTTGACCCCAATGCCGTGGCCATGGGTGCGTTGCGTGTTGCCTTACATGAGTTGAGCAAACCAAATAAGGAGGAGCGTGTATTGGATGTGGCGGATGAGTTAATAAGATTGGGGCGGCCGGAGCCGGAGGGTTATGTGTTGGTTGATGCGTTTGCGGTAAATTATGAGGAAAATGAGGCGCATGAGGAGGAGTTGGCGGCAATTACGCGACATTGGTTTGCACAAAACCCAACGCGAGTTGTGCCGGATGGTAACGTGGAGCGCAAAAGCGAACAAGATGAGCGCATTGGTGACAAATTATTTGTTACACGTTACCGGTACCGAGGCGATGACGAGCCGGAGCGCCCATTCTGCAAAAAAATGATGGCCGCAAATTTATTGTACCGCATGGAGGACATTGTGGCGGCCGAAAACAAGGTAGTTAACGCCGGTTTTGGACCGTATGGCTCCGATGTTTACTCGATTTGGGAGTATAAGGGCGGACCCAATTGTCATCATTTTTGGCAAAAGGAGGTTTATATGAGTACACTAAAAACCAAATTGCGGTTGGACTCAAAACAAACCAAACAAATTGCCGTTGCCACGGCGGAGCGTATGGGGTATAAGGTGCGTAACCCCAAGGAGGTGGCACAATGGCCGGCGGATATGAAAACAAAGGGTTATTTGCCAAGTAACCCAAGGGCAAAACAATAAAAACACAATACCATGGCGGAGGTAATTTTCATAAACGACGCATTTATTAAAAAGTACACGCAAGTTAATGGAGCGGTGGACTCAAACATATTGTACCCCTCCATTTACTTGGCGCAAGATAAATACCTCTCGCCGTTATTGGGGACGCGGTTATACAATAAACTCAAAACGGAGGTTACCAACAACACCCTGGGTGGTGTTTACTTAACCTTAATGGATGAGTATGTGCGCAAGGTGGTGTTGTGGTACACCATGGTTGAGGTTATGCCTTACTTAACTTACAAATTGGATAATGGCACATTGGTACAACGCACAAGCGATGACGCTCAACCGGTGCCGGATAGTGTTTTTAAAAGTATGATGGACCGCGCCAAGGTTAACGCCGAGTATTACGCCGGCCTTATGAGCGATTTTCTTTGCGCCAACTCCTCCTTGTTTCCGGAGTATAACGCCAACCAATGGCCGGAGCGCGCGCCGTTAAGTTTAAAACAAGGGCGAAGCGCGGTATTGTTTAGCCGAGGAGGAGGCGGCAAGGATTATGGTGATAAACGTTTAAGCCAAATACCATGAGTGCCGAGGAGCAAAAGGCCAATAAGGAGCGCCGCACATTATACCTTAAAAAATTGGTGGCGTATGAGCGCAAATTGTTGGAGAAACTAAAAACAAATCACAAAGAAAAACGTAATGTTAAACATTGATTGGGATAATTATTTTACCGATATAACGCAAGCCACGGAGAACATGGTTCAAACCACCTCATTATGTGTAATTGGTGCCGTGTTGCCATGGTTGGACACATTGCACGTGCCGCGTTTGTTTATTGAGTTGGCGCAATTACTTGCATACCTGGGCGCCGGTGTTGGGTTTTTCCGTTTTATTGGTGCCGTTTACAATAAAGTTAAGGAGGGTAAATAATGTTTGTGGGATTTATACTCGGCGCAATTGTTTTATTGGTATTGGTTTGCACCATTATTGATATTATTTTGGTGCGGAGGTGGTACCATACTTGCCGGAAACTTATTGCCTCCACGTGCCATACAATTAAGGCAATGGTAATTGTTTTATTGGAGCCATTATTTAATGGCGGTGGAGATACAAACGAGGAGTTAAACAATTAAATAATAAATACATGGAGGAGTTAACCAACCCAAGTGGCGGTGACCTGTTTAGGGAAGCGCTTATTGTTATTATTGGCATGGTGGTGCGTTATTTTGAGCGCCGCCGGTTACTTAAAAACGCAACCAATGGCAAGCCGGAAAATTGAGGATTGCGTTAAAACCTTGCAAGTTGCATGGGTTAAGGCGGAGGCGTTGTATAAACAACGGCACCCAACCGCGCCAAAAGTATTTTTAACGTGTACCCACCGGAGCGAGGAGGAGCAATTGGAGTTGTATGCAATTGGCCGGACTAAACCTGGGCGCATTGTAACCAATTTAAAAAAGGGGAGCAACCATAATTGTTACCCCTCGCGTGCATTTGATGTGGCCTTTCGCAAAAACCCAACCACGTTGGTATGGGATGCGGTGCATTTTACGGCCTTTGCCAAGTGTGTGGAGGAGGTTGCGCCAATGGTTAAGTGGGGTGGTAATTGGAAAAAATTTAAAGACTTGCCCCATTTTGAGTTTACCGGTGAGGAGGAGGTGGTGTAATTACACGCCAACACGCTCAATTGCCCATGGCTCCAATTGTTGCAAGTTAATAAAGATTTGCAACTCAAACCCTCCGTGGTTTTTAAAATTTAAAAATTGGCCGTTTGCCAATAAATACTCACGTGGCACCCTCCAACGCTCGTAACCATCATCCAACACCACCCAATCGAAACGTTTGGCGTTATCCAATACGTAATGGTTAAACCCATACGCTTGGAATTTACCAAATAAATGGCGGTGCCTTTTGCGCTCCACCCTAAACTCACGCGAGGGTAAATGTATTAACCCAAGTTTGCGCCCTCGGCGCTCACTTGCAAGGTACAATTTAAGTTGTAAATAATTGCCGGCATGGGCAATCTCCAATGTATTGCCGTTTCCATCAATTTGGCCGTTAATACTTGTAACACGGATTTTCCGTGTTTGTGTTTGGGTTTGTTGTTGCATACCACAAAATTAAGCAAATTGTAACAACAAAAGCAAGTGTTAAAATAATTTTTACAA